AAGGAACGATGGTAGTAGAGGCTTTACCTGCCAAGGAAGGCACCAATTATGTAGATATTCCTGAACCAAATGCTACTGATGAAGATCCTAGTAATCAATTTCAACCAATATTAGGGGATATACAAGTATTTTATAGAAATTTGGCTATCTTACTTACTGCATATAATTTATCACTTGACAAATTAAAAATCAAGGTTGGGGTTCCAGAAAAAATTGAGCAAATCAATAATTATATGAATCAAATTCAAGAAATGAAAAATACTTTTATAAAAATATATGGTAATACATATAGTACAATTGGAATACCAATAGATCCTAATTTTGATTATAAAAAATTAATGGAGCAAAGCCAATTTGAAGAATTTAATCAAAAAGCATTAACTGCAGAGGCTATTACTATTATGGCTTCATTTGGTTTGATTCCTGCTTTGGCAGGAGGAAATAAATTCAAAAAAACAAAAAGAAGAAGAATAATTAAAGAAAAAAAGACAACAAGAAAATTTGGTTCAAAAAATAGTAATTCAAAAAGTAGAAAAAATAAAAATAAAAATAAAAAATAAAAAATAAAAAATAAAAAATAATTTTATAATATTTTAAGTGTTATATATATAATGAAATTAGAATTAATTATATTTGGAATAACAGCATTTTTAATATACAATGCTTATCATGATAATAAATATACAAAACTAATTTTATCGTACAAAAAATATTATAAAATGGCTATTATAGGTTTTTTTGCGCTCTGTTTGTACATAATGCTTAAGCGTAATCCTACCCAAAGTAAAAATATGTTATTATATACTAACAATCTAATTAAATATATGCCAATTGATCGTTCATCAATGGATATGATGAGCCCAATTTTTGATTTAACTACTAAAGGAAATAAAAGTTTCATGGAAGGTTTTAATTCTAATTTAAATCCAAATAGTAATTACAATCCAGTCCTTATAGCACAACAACAAAAAAATTTATTAAGTGGGCAAGGTCCTAAACCAACAAAACGCTCAGTTAGTGAAACAAAGAAAAAATACGTCGCATCTATGCAGGATTGGAAATGTGCTCAATGTAAAAAGAAATTATCTTATACGTTTGAAGTAGATCATAAGGTACGTTTAGAACATGGTGGAAGCAATGATGTTACAAATTTGGTAGCAATGTGTCGCGAATGTCACGGAGAAAAAACTGCTATGGAAAATATGTAAAATATTATTGTATCATTAGTATATAATAATATTATGGTTGTTTTTAATAAAGGCGAATCACGATCAGTTAAAACAGATGTATATAATATTTTTAGCAAATATGTTACAGCAGATAGTTCATATTATTTTTTAATAGCCTCTTTTTTAGCATTATTTCTGTTAGCAATTTTTTTAGCAATTTTTAATCCAAATGGTTGGGATAAAGTTTTAGGTTATGAAGTTTTGCTTACTTTCCCTATTATGGCATTAATATCATTTTTAATAGTTGAATTATATAAAGTTAGAAATAATAAAGATGATGAAACATTTACAAAAAGTTTTTATAAATATTTGTTTTGCGGTGAACGTATAACTGGGTTCTGTCCACCGTCATCTAAAATACTTACAGTTATTTTATTTATTTTAATATTCGTTATTGGTATTGGATCTTTTTTTGGAATATTAGGGATAGGTGGAGCAATGTACGAAAAACCTCCTGAAAATAATACTGCTTTATTTTTTAATTTTTTAATAATTTATACTTTTTTAATTATAGTTTGCAGTTTGTATAATTATTTCAGTACAAAAGATGCCAAGATCTTAGAAAAGACTAGTAAAGCATTTCAAGAATTAATTAAATTACGTACACGTGCTACGTTATATTTTATGTTATTCATTTTTGGTTTGATCGCTATTTATTTTTTAAATCCTTGGGGAATTATGACAAATTATGGTGGCATAAGTTTGTTCTTTTTGGTTTTTATAGGTTGTGTTTTATTTGGTTTAATTTATTTTTATCAGCAAAAAATAAATGGCGTAAAGGATATTGAAGGTTATCCTTTGTTAGCACTACTAGGTAAAGGTATATACATACTTGTCGCATTATTAATTTCAGGACTATTAATTTATGGTTTTTTATCAGTAACAGGAATTTTTAATCAAGACGCTTCTAAACCAGAAAATGCGTTACATATAATGTTTAATTTATTTTTATTATGTTGTTTATTTGCTTTGATTTATAAGTTAGCAAATGCTGGTGGATTTTTAGATAAGAATCCGTATTACAGACTTATCATAAATACTTTGTTCTATATTCCTTGTTTATTAATAATCTTATTAAATCGTATTCTTAAAATATTAGGATATGAAGAAGGAAAATCTCAACCACCAACCAAAAAAGAAATTATAATACTAATTGTTAGTATAGTACTATTAGTAAGTTATTTTGTTACAACTTCTTATATTGCTCCACGGTTAAAACAAACATATTTAATACAAGGAGGTAATCAACTAATCAATCAACCTGTTTCTTTATCTTCATTGAATAATATTGCTTCATATGAGAAATTAAATGGTCTAGATACTCATGAAAATGGAAAACATAGTTATCAATATGCTATATCATTTTGGTTTTATCTAGATTCATTTCCACCAAGTACAAGTTCGGCATATTCAAAAGTCGTACCTATTTTATCATATGCTGAAAACCCTACTGTTAAATATAATTCAAGTGATAATACAATCTATATCACAGTTAAACAAAAAGTAAATGATGATGATATAAACTTCGTTAATTATATTCAAGAAAAAGAAGTTGAAATAAATCCTGAAACTGTAAGTAAATGGAAAAGCATACAAGAAAAAATAAGTAATGTAATTGACAAAATACAATCTGTACCTCTTGGACAAGAAGTAGATGCAGATGGACATCGTATGATCTATAAGCAACCAAATGTACAATTGCAAAAGTGGAATCATATTGTTTTAAATTATAATGGAGGAACTTTAGATGTGTTTTATAATGGAAAATTAGTTAAATCGGCCATAGAAGTAGTTCCATATCTAAGTTATGATATGCTTAGTGTGGGAAGTGAAAATGGAATTAGTGGTAATATTGCAAACTTAATATATTTTCAAGCCCCATTAGATTATTTAACGGTTAATACACTTTATATGTCTCTAAAAAATCAAAATCCACCAGTAGATCCTAATAATACAGAAAGTATAATACAAACCTAATGTTTTATGTATAAATATTTAAGTAAAAATAATACGTATTATTTAATTAGATTCCAAAGATAGAAAATTTCTAAATGTATAATATAATGGAAGTCAAAAATATATTATTATTTGCAATTATAGTGATTTTATTAATTATAGTTATTCGTTATATAAAGAAAGATGTAAATACTCTTACTGGGCTTACAGCCGGTCAAACTTCCCAAAAAGTTGAACCTAGTGATTTAGCATCTTCTAATACTGGAAATTCAGCAAATTTTACCTATTCTATTTGGTTTTATATTGATGATTGGAATTATCGTTATGGAGAACCTAAAGTTATTTTTGGCCGTATGACCACAGGAGCGGCTGAAAAAGAACCTTGTCCTTCTGTTGTATTAGGTCCACTTGAAAATAATATTTTAGTTTCTTTAGCCGTTTATCCAGGTATTGATACTGTTCCTGAAGATGGTCAACCTCCTGCTAACGTAATTGTACATAAATGCCCAATTGCTAATATTCCAATTCAACGTTGGGTTAATTTATTAATTAGCGCTTATGGACGTACATTAGATCTATATATAGATGGAAAACTTGTTCGTACATGTGTTTTACCTGGAGTTGCTAAAATTGATCCAAATGCTCCTGTTTACATTACACCAAATGGAGGATTTTCGGGTTGGACAGCCAGATTTCAATACTGGCCTGATTCCTGTGATCCACAAAAAGCCTGGAATATTTATAAAGAAGGATATGGTGGCAGTTTATTGGGATCATTGTTTGGAAAATATACTGTGAAGGTTTCACTAATGGAAGGCGATACTGAAGAATCTAGTTTTTCTTTTTAAGGAATTTTAAAATAAATCCTATAAATACTATCAAATTTATAAGATTTTAGAAAATTAAAAGTTTTTACTTTTTTAAACTTGATAATATATATAAAGATGAGCACTTTTTCTAATTATTCAACAAATACTGGAAGTGGTTCTACATTCAATCCATTCACAAGTAATACAAATCCATATGTCAATGCTACCCAAGATTTTCTTAATTCAAATAGTCTTGTTGCAAAAATTGCATTTTTATTGTTAGTTCTTCTTATCTTCATTGTTTTACTTCGTTTAGGAATATCTCTTCTTGGATATTTCTTTGGACCAAGTGGATCACCTAGACTTATCAATGGAATGGTTGATGCAAAACAACTTGTTATAATACCACAAAGTCCTCAAACTGAAAATTCTATTATTGTACCTCGCTCTGTAAACGCAACAGAGGGAATAGAATTTACATGGTCAGTTTGGATATTTATTGATGATCTTACTTATAATTCAGGAAAATACAAATGTGTATTTTACAAAGGTAATGATTATTCAGGAAATCCAAATGCAGACGAACAAGGATTAAATTTCCCAAACAACGCACCAGGGGTTTACATCGCACCCAATACTAATAATTTAGTCATTATTATGAACACATTTAATGTTATCAATGAAAATATTGTTATTAACGATATTCCATTAAATAAATGGTTTAATGTTATGATACGATGTCAAAATAATATACTTGACATATATATTAACGGTACTATTACAAAAAGCCATAACTTACATGGAGTTCCAAAACAAAATTATGGTGACGTATTTATTGGAGCAAATGGAGGATTTGCTGGATATATTTCTAACCTATGGTATTATGATTATGCGTTAGGTACAAATGCAATAACTAAACTAGTTGAAAAAGGACCTAACACTAAGATGACTGGAACTAATTCTATGAACTTAAAGAACCCTGATTATTTGTCTTTAAGATGGTTTTTTTATGGAATGACAGATAGTTACAATCCTTAAGACATTAAATATACTAATTTAAAAATAACTAAATTTGTTATATATGTCAAAATTTCTTAAATTAACTAATTTTCTGTTAAATACAAGTGATATACATAAAATAGTTATATATCCAAATAAATATTCTATTCATATTGTGAGTAAAAAAATAGATGGTTTTAATTGGGGTATTGGTTGGTTTGGTCTTGGAAATATTTCTTCATATAATTATGAAATTGAAGTATGTGAAACTAAACATTCAACTGATTACAAAATAGTTTCTGAATGGATTGATAACAATTAGTACACGTTGGAAATGTATAAAATATATTAAATTTTATTAAATAATTTAATATATCATATTATTCCAAGATGGCTTGTTATGGAAATGGTAATTGTCCTTATTTGCCGCAGCCCCCCAGAGAATGGTCTAGAGTTCAAAATAGTTGTTCTGTAGTAACCGACATTTATATTGAGCCATATGTAACTGTTCCATTAACTGGAGAAGTTGTACCTAGCGTTGATTTAGCCAGAAAAATACAACAACTAAATAAAGGAAATGTTTTACAATATAAAAAAAATAGTAGTAATTTAACTCAAAGACAAAGATATTCATTAATTGCAAAAGGTCAATGGGTCAATCGCAATACTACTTGGGCGACACAAAGTACACGAGGTTATACAAATCCTAATAATACTAGTCTAAAAAGAATTGCTTCCTTTAATATTGCTATTAATCCTGCAAATGGGGTACCTATCGGAACTACATTGCTTCCTGTTACTTGTCCAAGTATTAAAGTTATTGATTATCCGGTTCTACCTCCTGTTGTAGGTGGATCATCCGAAAATCCTCCACCCCCACCTCCACCTCCACCTGTAGTTGATTCAGGAACTGTAATTCCTTCTGTACCTGATGTCACACCTATTGTACCTATTATTATTCCTGATGAAGGAAATTTATTATGTAATGTTAAAGAAAACGTATGTACTGGAGAAATTATTACACAACGAGCAGACCAAATGTATAATCTTACTACAGATTCAGATGTTCCTGGACCTATTGAAGCATTATATTGGAATGATGGAGTACCTACTTGGTATCCTAGACAAAGATATGTAATGTCTAATAGTACAAATAAATGGCCATTTACAAGCGGACCACCTAATGATCCACCTTATGTAAGTGCTGTTAAACCTTATCCACCAGTTATTACTAGTGTATCTTTTGATAGAGAAATAGTTACTTTAAAATGGACTCAAAGCGAAATTTGTATACCTGTATTTACTTTTGAAATTTATCAAAACGATGTTATTGTTAGTATTGTAGATGGGAAAACATTTACCACCCAACTAATAGTAAATAACTGTGAATTATATACATATTTTATTAGAGGACATACTAACGGTAATGTTGTTTCTGAAAAATCCAATGTTGAACAAATATATGTTTCTTTTATTGAACCTCCATATAATTTATCTTATACAACTATTAGTTTTGATACTATTCGTTTAAATTGGAGTCTTTCACCTAATAATTGTGATCCTCCTGTTAGTTATAAAATTTATAATACAAGTGGATTAATTGGAACTACTACTAATCTATTTTTTGTACAATCTGGTTTAATTAATTGTAATATTTATACTTATTATATATCTTCTGTAGATATTAATGGAGTTGAGAGTCCAACAGTTTCTATTACAACATTAGTTGGCTGGCCTAACCCTCCTACTAATCTAAAATATGCATATCAGAATGCCGGGGGAGTTTTACTTTCATGGGATAAACCAACTAATTGTAATACTCCTACTTCTTACAATATTTATGATTGTACTTCTGGAACAAATGTATTATATGCTACATCTACCACTACAAGTTTTCTTTTATCACGTCTTGTTTCGTGTTCTACATATATATTTAAGGTTGCATCTGTTGATTCCAATAAACATGTTAGTGATCTTTCCTCACCAATTACAATTTATTATAAATGGCCACAACCTCCTACTAATATAACATTAGTGAAGAAAGATTTGGTATTAATATATAATGATCAATATAATGGTTTTGCTACAATAGATATTTCATGGTCTGCACCTTCTTACTTATGTTTTACTCCATCTAGTTATAATATTTACATTAATGATATTTATGATAGTAATGCAACAATTACTACATATAAAACATCACCATTACCTATTAATAAAACATACACTATTACAATAACAACTCTCGCATCAATAGATGGAACAACATATGAATCCGCTAAATCAGAACCCTTTGATATTTCACTACCTGTTATATTTACTACAACCGGTTCACCAAATATTTTATCAAATCCACCATATACATCTATTGTTTTAACATATTTAAATAGTGCAACAATTACATATAATTATCAACTAAATATTGAATTTACTTTAGTAGGTGGAGGTGGTGCTGGAGCAGCAGGATATTATGCTTCTGGTACAAATGGAGGAGGCGGTGGTCAAGTTTTAAATTCTGCAGCACCTATAACTGTACCATCAGATACATGGTCGTTAAATATTGGTGCTGGACAAGTGGGACCAAATTATACTTCTATCCCCTCACACGGAGACGATACTTCTATTGTAGGAACATATGACATAGTAACTGGTTCAAACATCGTCACTACGCAAAATTCGGTATATGGAGGGGGAGGAGGGATAGCCGAAACATACTATTCAGATCAAGGAGGGGGTGGTTCTGGAGTAAAAAGCGCACCAGGTGGTTCATATTATATTGATACTGCTGGTTATTCATCAGGTGGTGGTGGTGCTGGTGGAAGTTTAACTAGAATAAATTCTTCGGGAACAATTACATTAGAGTCTATAGGTGTTCCTGGTGATAATGGTAATAGTGGAGGAGGAGGTGACGGAGGTTTAGGTCAATTGGGTATTGATGGATACTTTTATGGAGGAGGAGGAGGTGGTGGAACAACTTCAACTTCATTAGTGGGACAAGGTAATTCCGGAGGGGGTGATGGTGCTAGTAACTTTCCAACACCTAATGGTACACCTATTAATCCTGCAACACCTAATACCGGCAGCGGTGGTGGCGGTGGGTTTGGTTATCAAACTCCTTCTAATCCATATTTTTGGAGTCCATCCGGTAACGGTGCAAGCGGTATTATAATTTTAAAAATAAGTGCTCCACCATAAATAATATTGTCTGAATAGAATACATATTTAGAATAATTATTATTTATCCTTATCTAAAATAATTATATTTGAATAATTTATATGGCTAACACTGGAAATATTCGTACCCAAAGACTTTCAGCAACTGGAGGATATAGAACATGGGGATCTGCTGTATGTGGTAATAATGCGGCTGGTGGAGGGGCAACTAGACGTATAGCGGCCTATTATCTAAGAAATACCGATGGTAATGTTGACGGTTTATACAATTTTTTTCTGGGAAGGTCAGGAGGACTCCCAGACCCGATAAA